CTAAAAGCAATTGTACATACATCACTATTAGAGTTATTAATTGAAGGCGAAATAGCACTAGGCGGTGGAGATTTCACAGTGGTCTTTGAATTGCTATTGCTATTCACATCACTTCTAGACGTACTATCAGTGACAATAGGATCAGCACTGAAAGACATAGAACTAAACGAAATCATAACAAATGCAATAACAACAGATGTTATTATTCTTTGCATTGTTTGTTTCCTTTATTGGTTGAGGTCTTACTCAGTTATTTATAATTTGGGTGTCAACATCTTGACATTAAAATCAAATTAGTTTTAACATAAATACTTAAAGCAAATATTATGCACATGTGACAGAGAGAAAGCAAAAGAAATGTTACATGTATTCATGCTAGTCGTAATGCTTCAAGGAAGCGAACAAAGAACGCAACCTATGTACTTCTACGATATAGACAGATGTTTATATTTTGCAAATCGCATGAATAGACAGCGTGATTATAGTGCAATATGTAAGATAGTGACTGTTGATCCTAGCAAAGTGACGGTATACAAATGAGCATAGATAATAGAGATAAAGTCATTCATGACATTAAGATGAGAATTCATAATTTTAAAATGAAGAATAAATGGTTATATGACAGAGAAAGAAAAGAAAATGACAGCAATGAACAATCAACAAGTGAAGACAGAGAGCAAGAAAGACATAACCGAATTGCATCCAAATTGCGGAACTTCTGACTGTTGCGGACAATGTGAGACTGCAGTTGAACCAATCGTGAAAGAAGAAAAGCAATGAATACAATATGGCACATAATGCTCACTGCATGTCTAGACACACAAATGATGCAATGCGTATCACAAGACGTACAATGGTTTGATACACAGAAACAATGCGAAATTGCATTAAATGAATATACTGAGATTCCGCCTGATGGACCTTTTCAGACAGTAGAATGGCAATGTAAACCACTAGGATCATCATCAACATGAGACAGACAGCAAGTTACGCAGAAGAGCAAGACGTATGGTACACAGAACTCAAAAATCTAGCAGAGATGTGGTCAACTTCAGAGACTAAACTATCCACAGAGTTAGAAGAACTAGAGAAGAGAAGAATAGTCGATGCGATGGCGATTTCGAACAATAACAAATCACACGCGGCAAAACGTCTAGGTATCGGTCGTACTCTATTGATACACAAGTTAAAGAAGTACTCAATTGAATAGAACAATGCTTATCATAGTTGCTACGCAATTCCTACTCGCAGTAGCAATCTTACCATTCGCATTACGCATGAATGTCGTATCGGTAATGTGTGGTTGATTAACCGTACTTAGGTAGATACGCAAAGGTATAGAACAACCACACTAGAAGAGAACATACTGCCGTACCTGCAGTTAATGCCGCGGCAAGTTGAATCCACTCCATTATATCTTCATGTCTTTTTATTGCCGCTTTTCTTGCGGCGATTTCTGCTTCGCGTCTTCTCTCTGCCGCTTGCTTTTGAAATTGTAACCAGTCTTGCCACATGCCAGCACGACCTGTATAAATCATCATCTCTCGGAGTTCATCTTCTTGTGCCTTGAGTTTTTCAAGTGCCATAAACTCTTCTAAGTCAGATTTGTTTCCGCCTGCGTTATTTACTTTTTTCTGTAAAGAATTTTTTGCATCAAAATAACCGACCAGTTGCTCACCACAATCGTACAGTTCTTTTCCATTGCTTATGAATTCTTTTACAGTATTGAACGCCGCAGATGCTAATGCTAATTCTGCTAACATAATGATGATACCCCTCTTTCGGTGTTGTATCATATATCATGTTGTAAGGGAAGTTTCAACTCAAGTTGTTATGACTATTTATAAAAAAAAGAGGACACAAGGTCCTCTTTTAAAGTTTACATTATTTATATACTGTTATTTTTCTGCGTGATACCTACAGCAAGCGCATGTAGACCAAACTAGTATAAGGCGCATATCACACAAAGGAATAACTTCCACGTTCTCCTATAGTTTTCTTAGTCATCAGCGGCAAGTTTGGAGAAGTATGACATTGCTTCATCATCTTCATCTTCTTGTACTGGTGCTGACATTGCTGGCGTTGGTGTAGTAGATTTCTCTTCTGCTACCCAAGGCACTGTCTCCTCTGCGGTCTGTTGTCTAACAGGTGCAGAAGGAGTATAACTTGGTACATCTGCATTAGCATTCAATACCAAATCAAGTTTTGCCTTCAGTTCTTCATATGACTTGAAGTTAGAAGGTGCAAGAAAGTCTTGCAGTTTATATTGTGTTTTCCACAATGCTTCGATTTTAGCATCGTCACCCTCAAAGAGTGGTGATACACTATCGAATTCTGATTTATCGTAGTTAGTAAAACCTTCTACTTTACGAATTTTCAGTTTGAAGTTAGTACCTGCCCAAGGATCAAATGGGTTAATAGGACTCTCATCTTCGAACTGAGGTTTCATCACATCCATAATCTTATCAAAGATTTTCTTACCAAACTTAAACAGTTTGACTTGACCTTCATTCTCAGGATGCTTCGGATCAGAAACAATGAGAACATTGGCAATGTAAGAAAGTCTACGCTTTTGCTTTCGTGCGATATCTTTGTTTGCTTCTGTACCAGAGTTCCATAGAACAGAGTTGTACTCTGCAACAGGGTCTTTTTCATTAAGCGTTGTCAAAGAGTTCTCAATATACCACTTACCAGTAGGACCTTGAAACCCATGATTAAAGATACGAACCCAAGGAAGTTCTTCACCTTCGCTCTCTGGAAGAAAACGAATAACAGCAAAACCATTACCAGACTTATCTAACTCTGGACGCCAGAAGCGGTCATCGTTGTTGCTGTTGTTGGATTGTTGTGGGGTGTTTACTTTTTCTACTTCGTTAAGTAGGCGTGAAAGATTGTCGTTAGACTTTTTAAGTTGTGCAAAATTTGTCATTTGTATTTACCTCGTATGTACGTTATATTGCGTTGTATAAGTTTATCTTATCCACATATGTTTCATAATGTATAAGACTATTTATATGACTTACACGTTAGTTTCGTCATATTTCTGTGTTCTACTATACATTATTACCTTGTATTTGTCAACATCAAAATCAAGAAAAGGTCGGTATTTAATTAACTTTCGCCGCTCTTCTTTCCAAAAGAAATCATCTTTTAGCGTCTTGTCCCAATATGACAAATAGTTGTTAATAGCGTCTAGTATTAGCATCGTTTCGATTTTTACATCTCCACGACTGTACATTTGTAGTAGCAGAGGATGTTGCTCATCTTTTACTACAAAGCATTTGTCAAACTTGTTTACTTCTTCATAAGCAAGTTCTGAGCAAATCTGTTCCAGGTCATCTCTAAAATTTTGTGTTAAACTCTGTAGACGACCTTTCCATATATTATAAACCTGAAGTGCCTCTTCATATATGAATGCTCCACCCCATCTATTACCATCAACATGATTAGCAATTAAAAACTTAGGTAACTCATCTTCACTAAACTCCTTTGCCAATTTAGTAAAGTTGAATTGGTCACTTCTTTTATAGAAGGTCTCATTCTTTGTTTTCACTGCACCTCTAGTCTTGGTGATATCATATCTATCTGTTGTGAAATGTAACTTGAAAGCAAGATACACATTAAAAGCATCGAATTCATTCATACGAAAAGTTTGCCTCACAATACTACTCTATTCATGTTAAATGGTAGTGTAACACGTTCAACTTCTTCATTGTGAGGATACATCTCATGCATCAACCAACCAGGAAATAATATACACTTTCCCTTCTCAGATTTAATCTCTTGTGCAACATCATTATATATTTGAACTCTAGGGTCATAAAAATCTGTTCCACCTATATTGTCATAATATAAAATGCCGCACATCATATTATCATCACCATGTCTATGCATACTATGAACATTATTCTTAGGAACATAGTTCACCCAAGATGAACTGATTGTCCATTTTTGTTTTGTGTGCTTTGTTATCTGCCACTCTACAAGAGATAATAATTCACTAGTTGCATCGCCAGCATCTAAGATTGTCGGATTATTAAAAGTGGTATAATATAACGCTGGACTTTGTTTATTCTTAGAATTTTTATTTCTATATGCATCAAGTTCAAGTCTGGATGCGTCAATCTGGTCCTCCGAAAAGTAAAACTCATACAGTCGAGTTGACCATAAATCAATTTCTGTCATCATACCGGCAATTCTGCAGTTGTCTTAGGAAGATAATGCAAGTCTTGTGCATTTAATGCTACTTTTTCTTTAAGTGTTTTACTTACAAACTTACGAATGTCTTCAGGTTCAAGTTCATGTTTCTCACAATAAATAAGAATTGCATCCATATAATTAACTTGCTTTTCTCTTACTATACCTTCTACTATATTAGAAAATCTTCTTGGAGTCATCGGTTCTGGATTTGTAGTCATATTATTTTAATCCCATCTATAAAAAATGTGGTCACCTATTTGAGCAATATATGTTTTCGTCTTTGCCCAATAAGGATTTACATAAGTTGCATGATAATGTGTCGACCCCTCAAGCATACCATCATAACGACCATCTATTACTCTTGTCGCTAAAAGATATAATCCTGAGTATGCATACACATCTTTAATTTCGTCAGACTTGCCATCACAGAACCAACTAAACTGACACTTATTTCTAATTGGAACATCTTTGTCGTGTTCTTCTTTCCACCACTTAGATGTTGGTCCTTGATGCACCACTTCACATATGGTGTTAGGAAATCTTGAATCCTTAACGCGGTTCATAACAACTAGTGATACTGCAATCTGACCTGCTTTGGGTTGTCCCTTTGCTTCAAAGTACATATTTTTTGCGAGACAAGTTGTTTCTGCATCAATAGTAAATGTTTCGGTTGCAACCTCTGCACTTGATCCGCTTGACTTATAAGCGATTGCAGAAGCAACTAATGCTGTTAACACAATTGTTTTTTTCATCATGTACACAGTATACTATAAAAGAAGAAAGAAGTCAAGCAGAAAACCACTTGACTTCTCATTATTACCACCTTAGCGTTGTGAAACGAAAGAATTCATCTCATTTGCTAGTTTGCTGATATCTTCGAATGTTGGAAATGCAGGAAGTTCAGGAAAAGAAACATCTAGTCCTGCTTCTCTGTCTGCAAAGTATTGCTCTTTTAGATTTCCACATTCTGTGTGATATTGCTCAGTGAGCAAGTTTTTAGCACTCTCAATCATAGAGAAGCGCAAATCGAATGGATTACTCATACTATTTCTCCTTGTGTGTATGTGTGTAAAATGTAGGGTGAAGCAATTGCTTCTTCTGTTTCCAGGCGCCCCTACGACACCCAGAAGATTATGCCGCTAGGCGAATATCTTCATATGCAATGTTATCGTTTGCATTTACTTTGTTTTGACTTATTAGGCGGTCATCCCACAGTTCTACTCTTTCCTATTTACGTCAGTCGATCCTATTTCGCCCCCATCATAAACACACTTCCGTGCCATATCTCTACCGAGATATCCAGGTTGTGGTTTCACCTTAATAAACTTTGAGACCCAATTTGCAAATGCTTCTAGCATGTTTACCTCTAGTGTGTTTATGGTGGAGGCGGTGGGTATCGCACCCACGTCCTGCCCGTCATTCAGATTGTATCAACAAACTGTACATTATATATAACATGCTTTGATGTAAATGTCAAGTAGTAATTCCATTATTACCAAAAATACTGTTATACTCTAATTCACCTCCATCTGATATAACGCAAGTTACATTTGCTGATGGAAGAAATTCTAATATTGTGACTGTACCTTTGTCTTTGTTAACTAGAACTTCGACAATACTAGGTAGTGTAGTTTTGTATCTAATCATTCCAACTTCGCCGTACTCATTCGCGAATTCTGCTTTTACTTCGTTGTATGGTTTCTTAGTACAGACAACAGGTTTTTGTCCTTGTCTATATTCATGTTCTGAATTATCTTGAGCAAATGTGATGCTGGATAAAAATGTTAGACACCATACCAATACAATAACATCAAATACCCATGACTTTCTGATATTCATTTCGAACCTCTCTATAGGACTCTATATAATTGTCCCTCTTCTCTATGAAGAGTTGTGGTTCGTTACCTTCTACTGCCATTATAATAACGACAGTATCAATTGGTATACCTGTTCTCTCTTCATACATTACTGCATATGCACTACCTTGTTGAAAGTAGTTGGTAATGTACTCTGCTTGTTTAGGTCTGCTAGAGGTCTTAAAATCAATAATTGAAAGGCGACCATCAAACTCTGCAATACAGTCTACACGACCGGCAGTCTTCAAGAAGTCTGAATATAGTGATGCTTCTTGAACATGTATATTATTTATCCTGTTTAGATAATCTTGAACTGAAGTAAACATAGACTTCTCTGCAGGATTAGCAAAAGTAACATCTTTGTTGTTGATGTAGTCTTCTACTTGATAGTGAAACTTAGTTCCTCGTGTAGATGCTTGGCGACTAATCTTGTTCGCCGCTTCTTCACCTACTCGTTTGCGCCACTCTAGAATGCCTGCTTTAGACTTCCATCCTAGTACTGTTGTTACTGATGGATATTTTAATCCCTCAGGTGTCACATACAAACGCATGTTGTCTTCATTGATTGTTTGTAGTTCATCGATTTCTTTTGGTTCAAGATGTGTAAACATGTTCTATCCAGTTGTGGTTGTTTTTGCGAAAGTCTTCATAAAATCTTTTGGGATATATGTTTATACCTATGGTTACTCTAGGGATATCTCCATCATAGGTATTTGTTTGATGTGGAAGATACATAGGAAAGTAGGTCATATCTCCAACATTATTTTTCATATTCAATTCTTCATCTCTATTAATAATTATATATTTTGTCACAGAAGTATCGCAAGCACCACCAACAAAAAGATTACCACTGATATATGAATATGTTCCATAGTCATGTACATGTTCACTTATGCTTTGTCCTGCTTCTAAAACATTATACCAACAATGAACCATTATAGGTTCAATCTCAGTATTAGATAGTATACAATACTTTTCATAAGAAGTCAAGATGTTTTTTTCAAGTTCTTGAATTAATTTGTTGTCTTTGTACTTTGTTAGAAGATTATATCTATCCCATCTTGTAGAAAGACTTTGGTCATCAAGTCCTGTAGTTTCTTTGTGACCATCTAGTTTCATAAGAGTTGATACTTCACTCAAAAGAAACTTATACAATTCATCGCAATACGACACGTTCAACTTAGTTATGTCTATAAGACAACGTGGATACTTCAGAGATAGATTATTTTTAACATCTATACTCTTAAATCTAAATGAATGTCTTGTTTCAATGTTTTTACTATCAAAAATCATCTTGGAATAATAGGACCAATCAAACCATCTAATCGTTCATCATTACCACAAGTGTTCTGAAAAATAAAGTCTTGTACTTTTGATAAGTGATAACACTGAAATACTAGCGCAACTCGTAAATCATCTTTAGATGTTGTTGATAATCCTCTGTGATAAATGTCCGCATTGAAATCAACGAACCAATCTTGTTGATAAGGTGCTTCTTCTTCCGCACCATCATCAAATCTAAACTGAGTTCCTCTATGTCTACGATGAACTTCTTTTACAGGATAATATACAATTGTTCTACAGTCATCATCTTCGATATTGTCTTGATGCCAAGGACCATCCATTTGCGCTGTTTGTCCAAGAAGGTAACATCTACCAACTTGGGTCTTAACATTTATGTCTAACTTCTGTGCTATCTTTATCCAAATATTTTTAACATATGGATTGCATTTGATATAGTTTAAATTATTATCATAGTCAGAAACAAAATAATTTCTATGTGCAAATGCTCCATCCGCGCCAGCACCAAACATCCAATAGAAGGACCTTTGGAAGTAATCTGAGTATAATCGTTTGTCTTCCTCGCTACTTCCAAGTTCCATATATCTTACTGGTTCTAAATCTTCGCGGTTAGCATTATCAGTCATAATAAATTTTCACTAAATTAAACTTAGTGCCTTCTCTGTTGTTTCTTCTACACGGCGAGTCCAACCTTTTCCAAATGTATCAAAGGTACTCAAGGATTCATAGTAACTCTGTCTCGCAGATTGATACTCTCTGATAGCACCTTCAATGCCATTCTCATCAACGTAGTTTGCAACTGCTTTAAGTGTGTTAGGACCAATTCCACCATCCGCTACAGTACCAATCATTCGCTGTAGATATTTGGCGGCACGTCCTGTACCAGCATTCACACCAAAGTCAAATACGCAGAGGTCTAATCCACTAGGCAGTTCATCTCCTTTAACGCGACCCCAATAATTTTTTTCATAAATTGGAGCAACATCATCAACCGTAAGGTCTTTCATATCTTTTGTTCCACCCCATTCTTCATAAACACGTTTGGTGACACCAAGATTAGTTTCACCTCCTGGGTCTTTAGGATGATTTACATAACCACCCTCATGATGAAGGATGGTTTTTAAACACTCTGCGTAATTGTCTTTCATATTTTTTCCTTATGCAATTTTTAGTTTTTTGTCTATACTCTCGTAAAGACCAGCGTACTCTTTTCTGTTCTTCGCTATGATATACTCTTTAACAAGTCCGCTTCGTACAATGTCTTCTTCTTTAAAATCAATCATATCAAAAGATTTCATATTCTTTACAATGTCCATAAAGTCAATGATACCTCTCTGTTCATTCTGTCTAGTCAAATCAGTTTGCATGAAGTCACCAGAGAAAATAATTTTAGAGTTTTCACCAACTCTTGTTATAATTGTGTCTAACTCATGAAAGTTTAAGTTTTGACACTCATCCACAATTACAATACTATCAATAAGTGTTATACCTCTTATGTATGATGTAGGAAGAAATTCTAGTATCTCTTGATATTTAGCAAGTTCGTATGGATTCTCTACACCAGGAAATAGTTCATTCATCAATGCCACATATGGTTCATTATATACTGCAGATTTCTCTTCTTGTGATCCAGGAAGAAAACCTATATCTCTGATAGGTAACATAGACCTAACTAATACAACTTTTCTTTGGTCAACTTTACGCGATAGGATTGCGTTCATTGCAAGATATAATGCAATAAAAGTTTTCCCTGTTCCAGCACATCCATGAAGGATTAAATTCTTTTCGTTATTAAATGCCTCAAAAGTTTTTTCCTGATTGGTTGTAATCGGTTTAACTTTTTTTAGTAACGTGTCTGATAATGCTTTAACGGTAATTACTTTAGATTTGGTCATGTGTTCTCCTCTGTTATGACTGACATCATATTCTGAACATCAATAACATAATCAATGATTAAATGGACACCCACCTCCTTTTCCTTTATTAAATATCTTACCCATCAAACGATAAGGTTTTGAAGAACCCCAATTTGTGTTTAATAGGTTCATTTTTTCTCGCTCTGCCTGTTCGTCTTCTTTTGTCATAGTCCGAACTTCAAAAGGTAAATCTGTGCGCTTAATCATGATGTACCTGCAGAGTGGTTGCTGAAAAGGAATAAGAAACTTACATCCTCTTGTTTTAAAGTGCATAAACATATTAAATGTTCTGTAGTAATCTGTATTAATGATTCCAGGAAGAACAGAGAATAATTGTTGTGTATCAAAATGATAATCTAAATTTGTAATCATAGTAGAATAACCAGGAGGTGTCATAATTCTCCAAGGTGAGTTCAGTTTTAGAACTACTTTTGCCCATTCGTCAGGCCACTCGTTTATCATTGTTGAGTATTGATATTGCGGGTGTGCGCCAAAGTCCCATGAAGATGAATGTGTTTTTTGATTTTTAGTCCAATCCCCAATCTCTTCTTCGGTGAATCCATGTCCACGCATATATGCTATCATCTCTTGCCAAGCAGTGATATCACTATCTCTTGTCATAACGTCAAGATTAACAAAGTCAGCATTGTTTCCTGTTGACTTTCCATCTGCACCATCAGGATAGTATTGTGCAAGTGCCGATGAAGTTACTGCCACAGCACTATTACCGTTAGCAGAAATTTCAAGCATTGCAGAACCCCAAAATGGAACAATAAATCCATTTGTTAAGTAATCTTGTATGCCAGGACATGTTTTTATTGTTTGACCGGCAGTTCTCCATTCTGGAGGATTGCCAGTAGGAAGAAAAGTTTTAGTAGCATCGGACATAACTCTAATTTCTTCGTAAGTGTGAACTTTTTGTGCAGGTAGTTGTTTATACCAGTTAGGAATATATTTTGATGCTGGTACAATAGGTGCCCACTTTTCTATTCCCTCAACTGAAGAATAAAACTCAATCTTAGGTTGCTCTACTTTTCCTCGTTTGGATAACCATTTCGCAAAATCATTGATAACATCTATCATTTATTTTTCGCCCTATGCTTTGCTAAAATTTGTTCAGTCTGACTTCTCTTAATAGACTTACGATTGTATTGTTGATCCACTGCCGATCCAGGAGCATTCTCTCCAATTCGTGACATTACTTCTTTGAATCCGTCTGTGGTTTTATCAGATAGTGATACGCCGCCAACAATTGAAGGAGCGGTAATGATTGGTTCAATATTGGGATGTGTTTTAAGGAAGTCTTCTCGGTCTTTCCATGACATGAATTCGTCAAATACTTCTCCAGTTTGATTATTAATAAACGTGTATGTAGGCATTATCTATATCTCTATTTAGTGATTGGTTATTGTACCATTGAGGTACATCTCTCTTTTTCCAGTTAGCAAAAGTCTTTTTTGCCTCACGATAAAAGTTGCGATAAGCACTGATGCTATCACCTTCTACCATGCATTGTGGAAACTGCTTCATTGCTTGAGGCGGTTCTGTAAAATTAGTATTGGGAATATTTGTCGGTACAGTTCTTAGAAGTTCTGACAGAAGCGTATAACTAGCATGGGTCTTTCCGTATCTATAGATGAACTCTTTATGCAACTCAGACCAGAGGTCGTACAACCACTTATAATGAGAGACAGACTGGCGAACCCAAATAGCAGACGGGTGATTGACATGACACGCTTTATATACGATTTGCTCTGCATTATCGTTCTGTAAACGCCATCGTTTTACTTTTCTGTTGTTCTTGCTATAATCAGTGTACTCTACGCCGTCAAGCACCCTGTGGGCGGTTGACATGAGTTGTGCATACTCGACAAGCATCTTACTCACATGTTTGTCTACATGCCACTCAGCGCATGTTTTAGGGTCATTATGTAGATAGAATATATTCATCATCACCTCGTTGTATCATTAACTATATTAATGTATCATAAGTCAGTCAGTATGTCAAGAATTTTCTTCAAGTTTCTTCTGTAGTTTTCTCCAACGCTTAACTGCTTCTTTTTTCTTGCGTTGTTTTGCTTCTGCTGGTTTCTCATAGTACTGTTTTGCTTTTAGTTCTTTGAGTATTCCAGATTTTTGTACTTTCTTCTTAAACAGACGCAATGCTTTTTCAACATCGCCGTTGCGTACTGTTACTTCTAGACCCCCATCGCGTGGTCTATCATCGTTTTTAACGTATCGTCTATTACTGTTGTAGTTATTTTTATAAGTCATAAATTTAATATAACACTCTTCGTATAGTTTGTCAAGTCTTTTTTTGGCAAATGTTGGCAATTCTATCAGTTTCTTTATCAAAATTGAAAGCAACTGTCAATCTTCGCTGTTTATATGTAATAGGTTGTCTAGTCTTATAAGGAACCTGATGCATTATATATCCAGGAAATAATATTAGTTTTCCTGGTTTAGGAAATGAACTGTAATATTTTTGAGTAACAGGACTGTTTCCAGTTCTAGGATACTTCGCATGAAATGTATAGTCGTTTGGATTTAAAAATTCTGTTGCAACTATATCAGGTGTGGCGTAATATATTGCACATATGTCATGTATACCGTGATGATGTGATTCCTGCCAATGAACATTCTCATAAAAATTAAACCAAAAGTCACCTGCATACAAAGGCGCATCAGTATGCCATCCAACTTCTTTTATGAATTCTCTACCGTGATATTGAACCTGCTCTAATAGTTCAATATTGACACTCATAATATCGTCATTTAATTCTCTATGAGTGTAAGTTGAAAATACTTCACAATCCCAAGGATTGTTTGAGTAATCTCTAATAGTGGTTTCTACTGTTTGTAATAGTTTGTCATTATCGATATCTAGTTGCACCTCCGCGATTGGATGCGGAAAAATATAATCAATGTTCACTTACTCATCATCCTCTCTAACAATTCTTTTACTTCTTTCCAAACCATGAAATATATAGTCGGTCGCTTCTAATGCACCACATCGCTTAACTAGAGCATATTGGTCACCATTAAACACCCACTTAGTTGAGTTGTGTTTACCATCAATAAAGTGACATGAAATAGTCCAGGATGAAGTTGAACGAATTCTATATACAATTGCACGTTGTCCAAAATGTTGATCCGCCGGATCAATAATTTCTATAACATCACCAGGTTGTACAGGCGCATCTGCGCTTAACGTATATTTGCGGGCATAACTTCCTTGTAACACACTACCATCATCATTTTTGTTACCCACATACTTAGTTCCCTCAGGAAGTTTAAATGTACCGTCTCTAAGACGCTCTCTGATAAGTATATCATCAAGAGATACCATCACTTTTTTATTTTCAGTAGCATAGACTTCAACTGGATTTAGTTTACCAATTTTGGATACTTCACCAATTTGTCGGTTAGTTGTTACTCTTGATGAACCACTAGCATATTGAATGCCTTCTTTTGTCACTCGGCGCTGAGTTGTATCATATGTCTCATGTTCATAAGCATCATTTTCTTCAGACATTATAATCCTCTCTATAGTAAAAATATAAATACTCTTAGATATATTTATACGGAGTAATAAGATGGGTAAAAGATTTCAAGATATTAAAGATGCAATTGTAGTAGAACAAATTGCAGATTTAAATGAGGGCGTTTATGATCCTGGCATCTTCAAAGCATTCTTCTTAGCAGGAGGTCCTGGTTCAGGTAAGTCTTATGTTCAAAAACAAACGACTGGTGGTATGGGTCTTAAAGTAGTTAACTCAGATGACATTTATGAGAAGATGTTAAAAGATGCTGGTATGGATACAACACCAGAAGATATCTACTCAGATAAAGGTCAAGAAATTCGCGGACAAGCAAAGCGAGTGACAAAGGCAAGACAATCAAATTTTTTAATGGGTCGTCTTGGTGTTGTTATTGATGGTACTGGTAAAGACTTTGACAAAATTCAAAGACAAGCGGCATCGCTAAAGCAACTCGGTTATGATACTTATATGATTTTCGTTAATACTTCAGAAGAAGTTGCACAAGAAAGAAATCAAGCAAGAAAAAGAACACTACCAAGAGAAGAAGTCAAATCAATGTGGATGGATGTTCAAAAGAACATTGGTGCATTTCAGCGTTTCTTTGGTAGCAAGAACTTTATCATTCTCGACAACAATGGTCCTAATGATGATGTTCTACAAATGGTCTTTAAGAGAGTTCGTAACATGGTCAAAACTCCAGTTAAGAACTACATTGCAAAGCAGTGGATTGCTAACGAACTAGAAAAGAAAAGAAGGAGATAATTCTCCTTCTACTTAGTTGTCACCCAACATTATTCTTTTTGCCTCTTCATGGTAACCCATTTGTGATAATGCATGTGCCGCTCTTGCACGTCCTGCAGTCTCACTAATTGTGATTACAAATACTAAACCCGCAATAAATGCAGTTCTAATCACCTCACATGCTTTGCATGTGTATTCATAACTGTTGTGTAATGCTATGCCAATCGACATTTATTTCTATCTCCTGTATTTTATATAATTGTTATAGTACGCAAGCGCATCAT